TTCTACTGGTTCTTATGCTGAGAGTTTCTCTGTTGATACTTCTGGTGGTAGGTCTATCCGCAGAGTATCCTCAGAAGGTAAAAGGTGGTATAGTGCTGACCTAGCAACTGCCCAAAATACAGCCTTCTCTAATATGACAAACGACATTAACGCTATTGAAGTTCTAAAGGCTAATAAGGTCCAGTTCAAGAATGGCGCACCTCACGCAGCAGAAGTAGAAGAAGAACATCAAGTATTTGGTGCAGCTAAGGATAGGTTTAGATAATGGCTAGTATTTATGAAGAGATAAGAGCAGCCTTTGAAGTTAACCTTAATGCTGTAGTAGGTATCCCAAGTGTCGCATGGGAGAATGTCAGCTTTAACCCAACAACTAACTCACCTTATATCAGGGTTAGAATGGTTCCATCACTAAGAGAGCCTGCTGTACGTGGCCTTAATCCCCAGATGTACTACCAAGGCTACTTCTTAGTGGAGTGCTGTGTACCAGAGGGTAGTGGACCAGCAGCAGGGGATGATCTAGCAGACTTAATCATAGATGCTTTTGAAGCCACCACTGATATATCTAACAGCGGAACTATACTACATATCCGATATGCTGAACGAGACCTCGGTATTCAACAAGGCTCACACTATTGTATCCCTGTGCGGATAGGATGGTATATCTATAACTAATACCTCTAAGGAGACTAACAAATGACATGTACTGCACAAGGCTCACGCTCTAGCCTATCTTACGGGGTTGAAACCTTCCCCTTCACAGGACCGGCCCCTTATGGAACAAAGGCCACTGGGTCTTACACCAACCTTCCCTTCTCTACTCAAGCACTTAACCTCACTAAAGAACGTCTACAAGGTACAGACATTCAAGCTGACCGTATGCCTCGTGTTGATCGTCATGGCAACCGTCAGACTGCTGGTGACATTGTAGTTGACCTTCGTGATGGTGAGTATGATGCCTTTCTAGAATCTGTTATGCTTGGTACTTGGGATAACACCCCTGTCGGTCCAGACGAACTTAAGGTTGGAACTACACCTAAATTCTTCTCTATTGAAGACTACGCTGCTGATATTGCACAGGCCCGCATCTTTACTGGTCAGACAGTAAGTTCTATGTCTGTCTCCCTTGCCCCTAATCAGATGGTTACTACAACCTTCTCTATGATTGGTAAGGATATGGAGGTTGCTAGTTCTCAAACTGCGCAGGTGGACCTTTCTGGGGTCACTAGAGGTGTCCCTTTTGATGCCTACTCTGGTGACGTTTCTATTGGTGATGTTGGTGCCGCCTCTGCCTCAGCTATTGTAACAGCAGTAGACTTTAGTGTTGACAACGGATTCTCTCCATCCTTTGTTATTGGTGATGATGGTCCTGTTTGTCTTAACTATGGCTTTGCTACTATTGAGGGTACTTTTACTGCCTTCTTTGATGATGCTTCCCTGATTAACCGTTTCTTGAATGAGACAGAGACAGCCCTCACCGTATCAATTAATGACCCTTCTGGAGCCAATGAGTATACTTTTGAGTTCCCTAAGATCAAGATTAACTCTGCTGACACCTCAGTATCTGGCCCAGAAGGTCGTTTTGTTGAGTGTTCTTTTGTAGCACTCTATAACGCCACAGAAGGTAGTAACCTTGTAATCAAGCGTCCAGATACAACGTAATCCTACTTAGGTAGGTAGGTGGGGGTGGCTTGTCGGGTGGCTGCTCCCACTGTTAAACTAGCTTAACCCGAATAAACTAACTTAACCCGTAACACTAAAGGAATACCCGAATGGACCTTTCAAAGATTGTCCCGACCTCAGATGAAATTGAAGTCACACTTGTTTACCCCGGTACTGATAAGGTACTAGAGAATGATGATGGTACACCTATGACCATTACTCTCTATGCTCCACACACTAAAGAATACAAAGCTGGTGTATATGAGCAAGCCAATAAGCGTATCAAAGACCAACAGAAAGAGTTTACTGTACAAGATTGGGAAGCCTCAACTACTGACCTTCTGATTAAGTCTATTAAGTCTTGGGATATTACCTTTGATGGTGAGAAACCTAAAGCCACTAAGACTAAGATCAAAGAGGTTATTACTTCTAAGGCTGGCTTCTGGATCGTAGACCAACTGCAAGAGAAGGTTAATTCCTTTGAGGCTTTTACTCCGGCCTGAGTACACAACTCTGTGATTGGGCAGAACACGAGTTCTCTCTGAGTAAAACAGACGACAAGGGTATCTCTAGTAAAGAACACCTAGAACAAGTAAGGAAAATGACCGGACAAGCCCCAGAAGGATTAGAGAACCCAACCGAGTTCCCTGTGCTTTTGTCGCATGTCTGGTCTTTTTTCTTGCAGCTACACCAATCAAGAACAGCAGGGTTCTCAGGCGCAAACCCGATAACATACCAAGACTTACATGCTTGGTCCCAAATGACTAATACTGAGCTACACCCTTATGATGTGGCTACAATAAAGAAACTAGATGCTCTCTATCTTAAAGGTGATTAAATGGCTGATATTAAACTTACGGTAGACTCTAGTAGTGTCGTTGATGCAACTACAAAACTAAAAAACTTCCAGACGGCTGCATCAAATAACTCTTCTGTCCTATCTCTGGGTAGGGCGGTTGATAGTGTTGAGCGTGAGATTTCCGAACTTGTTAGTATGCAGAAGAAAGGCACCATTAGTCAAAGGTTGTATAACAAAGGTCTAACTGAGGCAAAGCGTAAGTATGAACAGTTAGGATACTCCAGCCAAAAAGCTACTAGCGATGTTCGTAGGTTTGCAGAGCAGGCCACAAAAGCCGCTACACAAACTGCTAATATCAGCAAAGGTTTAAACGTAGGTCGCCAGAGAATGTCCCAAATGGGTGTAGTAACCCAACAGGCAGGTTATCAGGTTGGTGACTTCTTAGTACAAATTCAATCTGGTGCTAATCCTATGATGGCCTTTGGTCAGCAGGCTACTCAGCTTGTTGGTGTGCTGCCTCTTATGGCTGATAGTTTAGGTATGTCTGCTACTAAATTGATTGGTATTTCCGCTGCTTTAGGTATTGTTATACCTTTGGTTACTGCTGTTGCTGGTTATATGCTACGCGCTAAAGAAGCTAACGACGAGGCTGCTCAATCTACTACCGAACTAGAGTCAAGCCTTAAGTCTTTGGATAGCACCCTTAGTGATTGGGTTAACACTAAAAAATCTGCTGCTATGGGTATTACCGTAGATGAACTGATCGGTTTAGGGGGTATTGAAGCCGCTGAGAAGAATGTACAAGACTTAAAAGATAAACTGAATAATCTAAATGAGACAATATACACAGATAACCTACTAGGTAAATTCAATAGACTTGTTACTGGTGGTTACGCCCTTGAAGAAGCGGCTTTAGAAGCCATAGCTACTGCTGTTGATGGTGTTAAGGATGCAGAGAAAAGGCTTGCAGACTTAAGGAAGAAACAAGATGAAGACCGTATTAAATCTTACAATCAACAGTATGATGAACTAGAAGATCAACTTGAACTTGAGCAGGCTATAGCCTCGTTTGGGGCAGATTCCATACAAGTTAGAAACACAGAGCGCCAAATTGAAATCGACGCTATGCAGAGGTCTCTAAACTTAGCTGTTGAAAATAATGAAATCTCAGTGCTACATGCAAAGTCTCTTTTTAGGGTCTTTGAAGCAATAATGAAAAACAAGAACGCTTCTGAGGAATACTCTAATACAATGAAGACCCTACAAGGTCAGACAGAGATGTTTCTTAGTGGTATTGAGGAAGCTACAGAAGATTCACGGCAGAAAGCAGAAGACCACCTTGATCTTGTTTCTAAGTTAGAGGAGAAGTTTGGAGAGGCTACTGTCACAGCATTTAGGCTTGCTGGGGTCTCTTGGGATGACATGGAAACTCGGTTAGCTAACGTAGCAGATGAAGCTGGTAGGCTTGCTAGTAACCTTGCGGTAGCTGCTAGTTTTGGTAACAGTGTGGGTGGAGAGTTTGCTGATGTACCGGGAGGGCTAGATGCCTTCGGTGGTGGTGGGGATTACAGGTATGACCTTCCAAGCAAGTACCGCCCGAAAACTAAAACTGAAGGTTTAAAAGGTTCTTCAGGTGCAGCAGAAAAAGACCCACTTGCTGAACTAACAAAGCGTATTGAACTAGACACTAAGCTACTTGGTGTATCAGAGGCAAGAGCCGAAGTCATGCGTAAGTTAGGTGATGATGCCTCTAAATACAATAGGGACGAGATTGATGCTGTAGTACAACGTCTTGATGCCTATAAGTTAGAGAAAGAGGCACTAGAGCTTATCCAGACTAACCAACAATCTATTGCTGATACACTTAAGGACTCAATGAGTGATGCCTTTATGAGTATGGTAGAGGGTACTAAATCCTTTAAAGATGCTATGAAGGATATGGCCCGCGCTGTTATCAAGCAACTGTTTGATGTGTTGGTAGTGCAGCGTCTTGTTGGTAGTTTCGATAGTAAAACTGGTAAAGGTTCTGGACTTACTGGGTTCCTTATGAATGCCCTACCTTTCGCTAATGGTGGTGCTTTCCAAGGTGGTAGTCAAATACAAGCCTTCGCTAATGGTGGTGTAGTGGGTGGTCCTACTATGTTCCCTATGAATGGTGGAAAGACTGGCCTCATGGGTGAAGCTGGTCCAGAGGCTATCATGCCGTTGAAGCGTGGTGCTAATGGTAAGCTAGGTGTAGAAGCATCTGGTGGTGGTGGAGCAACTGTATCCCAGAACTTCTACTTCACAGCGAATGGTGATGAATCAGTAAAGCGTATTATCCAACAGGAAGCACCCCGTATTGCAAGCCTCACACAGAAGCAGATCATGGATCAACGTAAACGTGGTGGCAGTATGAAAGCTACCTTCGGATAAAGAACAATAACCCAAATAAACTAAGTTAACCCCGACAACACGACAAGGAAGAATATAACATGGCTATCACTTACCCCCTATCATTACCTACAAGTATTGGTATTGCACAGATTGAACTAAGGGCAGTTAATGCTGTTGGTATGAGTATGTCACCCTTTACCTTTAGTCAGCAGACTGTAGTACACCAAGGACAACGGTGGGAAGCCTCTATTTCTATTCCTACTACACGTAGAGAGTACACTGCCCCTTGGAAAGCCTTTCTAACTGCCCTAAGAGGACGCTCAGGTACGTTCCTATTGTCTGACCCTGACTATGTATCACCAAGGGGTACAGCCTCTGGTACACCCACTGTGACAGGCTCTGCTGGGGATAGTTCTGTAACTGTTGCTCTCACAGGTTCTCTTTTAGCTGGGGACTACATTCAATTAGGTACGGGTTTAAATTCTAGGCTTCACCAAGTTTTAGAGGACCAAACAGGGAATGGTACACTAGAGATATGGCCTGCTCTTAGGGACAACTACACAACAGCTAGTGTGGTTATCAGTAGTCCTAGTGGTCTATTTCGTTTAGCTAATAACCAAGTATCTTGGGCTATTGATAATAGTAGTGCTTATAGTATTTCCTTTGATTGTGTGGAGGTTGTAACCTAATGGCTAGTCGTGATATTGAAACCACATTAAACAGCGCATTAACTGCGGAGGAAATCTCTGTATTCTTCGCAGTAGAACTACAGTTTGAAGAGGGTACACTACGTCTTTGGACAGGTGCAGGTACAGCTACTATTGATGGCAATTCCTATACTGGTGTAGGTGAACTAATGGAAATATCTTCTGTTGATGAAACTACAGAGATTGCTGCTAGAGGTGCCTCATTAATACTTAGTGGTGTACCTTCTGACATTCTAGCTTTGGCACTAACTTCACCCTATCAAGGTCGTATTGCTAATATCTACTTTGGTGTACACGATGGCACTACTTATTCTGGTCTTACAGAAATCTTCTCTGGTTACATGGATGAAATGAATATTGATGAAGGTCCAGAGACTAGCACTATTGAGTTGATGATTGAGAACAAGTTGATTGAGTTGGAGCGTTCAAGAGTTAGACGTTATACCTCTAGCTTCCAAAAGAGCATCTACCCTACAGACAAGGGGTTCGATCTAATTGAGACAATACAGGATAGAGAAGTATCATGGGGTCAAAAGTAACATACCAACAAGAGTTCATTGCAGGGTGTGACCGTGTGGAAGCAGAGACCTTGATGAAGATTGATTGGGATGAAATTGACCATCCAGCTAAAGGTTCCGAGTTCTCTATTGATTGGGATACTTACCGTGCACTAGAAGACATGGGTGGTCTTAAGGTATTCACTGCTCGTACTGATAGTGGTTCACTTGTAGGTTACTTCTCTGTAGTCCTATCACCTTCACTGAACAGTAAATCAGTAGTAAATGTAATAAGTGATGCCTTCTACCTTCACCCTGAGTACCGTAAAGGTTTTGCTGGGGTTAAGCTATTTAAATTCGTAGAGAACTGTCTGAAAGAAGATGGCCTCAATAACTTAGTAGTAACATCTACAGCAGCCTACCCGATAGATAACTTTCTCACCCGACTAGGTTATTCTAAAGCCGAAACACTATATCAGAAAGATTTATAATATGCCAGCGTTCTCAGCAGCCTTCGCCTCACTTGTAGCTACCGGAATTGGTACAGCAACTGCCTTGGGTGGTAGTATCCTAACATCTGGAATCATGGCTAGTAATATTGCTATGGCTTCTCTTGGTTTTCTATCTAAAGCAGCCCTTGGTATTGCTCTTAATGCACTTACCCCTAAGCCAAAGGTACAGAGCCGTGGATACCAAGTAAACACTAGAGGGTCCGCACTCGACCAACAGGTTATTTATGGGCAGACTCGTGTTGGTGGTGTGGTAGCCTATGAGAATGTTTTGGATGAAGTATTCCTGTATACGGCCCTAGTACATGCTGGACACCCTATTGCTTCTTATGAAGAGGTTTATATCGGGGACACTATTGTTCTTGATTGGATACGTTATAGTGATGGTGCTACAGTAACAAGTGCAGACTTCGCATATAATAACCATGAACGCTATACACCTAAGACTACAGCTAATTTGGATATTTTTGGTGATCCTGTAGACAGTAAGGTTGGTATCTACTTTAACAAGAACACCGACAGTACGGTACAGAATGATAACTATAACATTTATATCTCTTTCTATGATGGCAACCAGACGACAGCTAATGACTTTCTTGTAGCTAGTTTCGGTGAGTGGACCTCTGACCATAAACTACAGGGTTGCGCCTACATGGTAGTAAACCAAGCACATGCTAGTGAACAGCATAACTCAGAAGCCTTCCCTAATGGGCCTAAAGAGATTACTGCTACTATTAAGGGTCGTGAAGTATATGACCCAAGAACCACTACTACTGGTTGGTCAGATAACCCTGCACTGTGTCTACGTGACTACCTTACATCCGACTTTGGATTAGGTGAAGCTACGGCAAACATTGATGATACTGTAATTACTTCCGCAGCTAATGCCTGTGATGTTGTAGCTAATGACGGTAATAAGTTCTTTACTTGTAATGGTACCTTTACTACTCAGACACAACCTGCTGATGTTCTAGGTGATATGTTAACCTCTATGGGGGGTCTATTGTGGTACTCACAAGGTAAGTGGCGCATGAAGCCTGCCTACTGGATCGCACCTACACTCACACTAGATGAGGATGATCTTCGTAGTCCTATTGCAGTCAAGACACGTATCTCACGTAGAGACAACTTCAATAAGGTCCGTGGTACATTCAGGGGTGAAGAGACTGCATGGCAAGTAGCAGAGTTTCCAGAAGTAAGGAACATCACACCTACTACAACAGAGGTAGCTGCTACTGCTTTGGTTGCTGGTGAATGGTATCAGATTAAAACTACTGGTACATCTGACTTTACTACTGTTGGTGCTGGTGAAAACACTGCTGGCTGGTCCTTCCAAGCTACAGGGGCTGCCACTGGTACAGGTGTCGTATATACAACTGTAGATGCTAACTTGGTTGCAGATGGTGGTCAGGAGAGTGCTATTGATCTTGAAATGCCATTTACTACCAACTATGCAGAAGCTAGACGTATTGCACGTATTACTCTTGAGCGTAGTCGCCAACAACTAACTGTGTCTGCTTCTTTTGGTTTGAGTGCTTTCAAATTGCAGGTTGGTGATAATGTACGTCTAACTAACTCTCGTTTCGGTTGGACCAATAAAGAGTTTGAAGTTGTCTCTTGGACATTCGGCTTGGTAGATGGTTATGATCTACAGGTGCAAATGACTTTGCGTGAGACTGCTGAGGCTATCTTTGATGAAGTAGATGATAGTGTTGTTTATGAGAGAGACAACAGTAATAACCCATATACACCAGTAGGTCCAGTAACTAGCCTAGCCTCTGCTCTTGATGGTACAGTAGCTACAGATGGTTCCTTTGTGAATAGCATCCGTGTTACATGGGATGCCCCCGCTGTTGGTAGGTCTACTGGTTATCTTGTTGAGTGGCAGGAAGATGGGGCAACAGTATGGAACTCTGCTCTAGTAAACGGTACTGCATATAACCTAGTCCCAATTAAAGATGAAACTGTATACAACATCCGTGTTGCCGCTTATGGTGCCTTTAATAACCTTTCTACTTATGCTACGTCTTCACTTGATTCCTCTAAGGATGGTACTACTCCTAATGCTGCTACCTCCCTTGTGGCTAGCCCTTTGGATGCAGGTGCTGTTATTAATTGGACTGCCCCCACAACTAATACTGATGCCTCAGCACTAAATGACTTATTCTACTATGATGTATACAGGGGCACAACTACCGCACCCACTACATTCATTGGTAGGGTCTCGGGTACTAGCTATACTGATACCGGATTAACTAATGATACCCTCTATTACTACCGTGTTAAAGCTGTAGACTTTAGTGGTAATGAAAGTGCATACTCTAGTCAGGTGACTGTCACACCAACACTTATTACAGGTGGTGAAGATGGTACAGATGGTGAAGACGCTATCAGGGTCGTTTTGACCAATCCTGTGGCTATTATTAAAAACTCTAATGCTGGTACTACCGCTGCTGCTGATGATTTCACTGACACAGGTACTTCCTTTACTCTACGAGAAGGGGACACAGTGTTAAATTATGATACAACACCTGTTGCTGGTGAGTGGTTGATTGCCGCTACTTCTAACTCAGGTGTGACTATGGGAGCTATCAGTCCAGCCAACGGAACTGTTAGCGACCACACTGCAATGACAGGTGACTCCAGGACAATCACTTATCACATTGTAGGTGTTAGGGCAGACAACACCCTCTTTACCACGAAGGCTTACCAAGTACTACGTAGGGTGTATGATGGTGTGCGCCCTATCACTGTCATTAGTAATAAGAGCGCCTATGCTATCCCTGTTGACTCTAGTGGCACAGTTAACTATGTGGGTTCTGCCCCTACTGTAAGGGTGTTTGAAGGTGAAACAGAGTTAACTTATGATAATACCCCTATTGCTGGTGAGTGGGAATTTACAGCTAAGACTGTAGAAAGCGGGACAATATCCTCTGGCGCATACAATGTTTCAACAGGAGTTATCACTGACCACTCAGGTATGACAACAGATACCGCAGTTATCCGCTATGACATAACAGGTAGACGTGAGAATAATGAAGCATTCACTGCGTCCTTTAGGCAAACTATTACTAAGGTTGCAGATGGTGCTACTGGTCCTACAGGCGCTACAGGTGCTACAGGCGATACAGGTCCTACAGGTGCTACAGGCGATGAAGGTAGACGTAGTTACAGCGGTAGGGTTTACTACACTGCACTTCAAAGTACAACACCCGGAGCCATCAGTGAAACCAGTGTAACTTTTAACGAGAGTACAGGCAAGTTCACAGGGGGTACTTTCTCTGCAACACCGGGATGGAGACACGAACAACCTTCTGTTGACATCACTGACACCACCGTTCAAGAGTGGTCTGCAACTTATAATGTTTCTGTAGACGGAACAGTGACCTTCCCTGACACAGCCGTAGCCAACACTGAGTTTTCTTTTGGTACACCTTCTGG